GGAAGAATACTTGTTAGCGGCGGAACAGGTATCTTTACACTTACAGATAGCGCACTTGACGAAGATTTAGAGGGCAACTGGTTAGATAACGTAGCTATGCCTAGAAAGTCAGTAGTACGCAGACAAGGTGATAGAATGACAGGTGCATTAAACTTGTTTGATCACCCAGGAGAACTTGCAGGTACAGGTTTACCATTTGGTCCAAACGATTTACAGGCAGCTACTAAGCTGTACGTTGATAGCAATGCAGCAACAAGTAAAGTTAATATTTTTGTATCCGAAGCATCGGGTGACGATAGGCAAACTTATACACCTGTAGGTAAGGAAGGTAGAAACCCTGCATATGCTTACAAGACTATTAATGCTGCTGCTAGAAAAGCAGAAGAAATAATGCTCTCAGCACCAAAAGAACCTGGTCCGTATATGCAGACTATGACGTTTAACAACGGCGAAGACGAAGGTGCTATTATAACAGCAGGAGTTGCTAGCCCAGATGTAGGCAGAAATAATGCAAGATCTTTGATTGTTGCTAATAAAGAATTTATTGCAAAAGAAGTAACCGGTTATATCGATACACTTTATCCTGAGTTTGCAGACAACTACGATACAGAAATATGTCAAAGAGATGTAGGGCTAATTTTAGACAGTGTAAGTTTAGATGCTTTGTTAGGTAATAATGCTAATTACCTTTCTCGTTATGCAGGTTTAAGATACTATTCTAACGTAAGTGCGCAGAAGGCAATAGGATCACAAAAAGCATATACAGTTGCAGGTATTAGATATGCGCAGACTCTAGTGCGAGACTATATTTTAACTAATACAGCAGTTCCAATAACATACCAAGATAGGGTAACACAATATATTAATGTTGGGCAAGCCCCGGATGCACAAGCAGACGATGTGATTGCAGGAAAGTTTGATATTGTACTAGAAGTAATAGATAACGGCCCTCTCAACGCACCACAAATTGTAGACGGAAATACTGTTTATAAAATTAATATCGGAAATGGTAACTTTGGTTTTATAGATCAGGCTAATCCTGCTAACACAGATATTATTCCTGGTAAAGTTGTGCGTGGTAAAAACTCAGGTGCAATTGGTAGAATAATAGATTACAAGTACGAGTCCGGAACAAGGCCTGTAAGCCTTGTAGAAACTGACGAAATTGAATTACAGCTATTAAAACCCATTGAATTTGAATCGGGTGAGCCTTTAGAATACGGAAATATTGTAAATGAAACACAAATTACAATTCGTATAGAATCAGGAATTTACGAAGAAGATTTTCCTATTAGAGTTCCGCCTAATGTTTCTATTAAAGGTGACGAATTTAGAAGAACAATTATAAGACCAAGAGATAGAATTTCTCAATCAAGATATTCAAATTTATTTTTCTATAGAGATGCAGAATTCGATAATTTAATCTTAGGAAAAAGTTCAATTGAAACAATAGACTTTCAACCTGCAGCCGATGCTCTTAGACCGGGTAATACTTATACTGTAAGAGATGTAGATTATGTTACCACAAAAATGGGCGAAGATGCAGTATTTGAAATTACAGTAGACCCATCAGGTGCTATAACCGATATCACAATAACTGATCCAGGAAAAAATTTCCAGGCAAATGAAATTATTACTATTCAAGATATAGCTCTGGGTAACAACGGAGCGGCACCGTATAGTTTTACAGTGGTAACAGTACCCAATGGTGTACAATATATTAATCCTTTGTCAGGCAATGTTGATGGATATTTTGGTAATCACTATTTACTAAAGCCTAATAAACTTAAGAACGTTGGTGCAGGTTACGAAAATATAGGTAACTGGGAAACTGCTGCTCTTGCACTTATAGACAACAAAGAATTTATACAAGAACAAGTTGTAAACTACGTTGAAACTACATACCCTGCATTAATAGGATCTGCGTTATACGGACGTACAAAATGTTCAAGAGATACAGGCCTAATTGTAGACGCACTTGTAAAAGATTTACGTGCCGGCGACAACGAGTTTGCTCTTGAAGCACAAGGTGAATACTATGCAGGTGCTGTAAAAGTAGGTTCTGAAACAGAAACTGTTGCCGGCATACAACATATTTTCACACTTGCAAATGATATAATTAGAGGGATATCCCCGGTAACATTATACGGGCCTGCAGGTGCAGCGCCAGTTCCAGAAGTAAATCTTGAATTTGCTTTTGACGGTTTTAACGGCGACGGCGATCCTGAATCATGGTCAGCAGGAAAACTTTACAGACTAGGAAATGTAGTTAAGTTTTTTGTGGGTGGGGAAGATAGATATTATACACCTACAATAGAGCATACGTCCGGATCAACATTTGATGCAGTAGAAATTTCTACATATTGGAGACAGATAGACGGCATTCAACTTGTTGTAAACAACTTGATAGACACAGTTATTTTTGCTTTTAATGATGAGTATAACCCTCCATTAAGAAACTCAGAGATGGATGTGTTCTTAATGAACGATGCTACAATTTTACGTAACATTACAGGACAAGGCCATGGCGGATTTCAAATGGTACTTGACCCAGAAGGACAAGTACTTACTAAGTCACCGTATTGTCAAACAGGAACAGGTTTTGCAGCTAGTATTAATAAACAAGCGTTTAGAGGAGGTTTGCTTGTTGATGCATTTGTAGGCAATTCAGCAGTACAAGTTATTGATAGAATAGACGGTGATGCCTTTAAACTATCAATTCAAAGTTTAGGTAGTCCAGAAGAACCTCAAGGGTTATTTGTGCGTAGGCCTGAAACGCCAAGTGTTTTTTATATCGATGGAAGACGCTTCCAAATTAATGCAGTAACCCAATACGATAAAGAAACAGGAACAGCAGTACTTATATTAAGTCCGAGTTCCAATGACGGTATAGGCTTTAGTGGTTTAACTAGTACACTGAGTACAGGAATAGACCTAGATGATTTAACTTCGCCGATTGATGTTACACTACAAACTGCTGGTAACAGAAGTATGCTAGGTAATGATTTTACACAAATTAATGATAAAGGGTATGGATTAATTTGTGTTAACGGTGCGCTATCTGAGATGGTTAGTATGTTCACATACTACTGCCATACATCGTACTATGCTAAGAACGGTTCAGAAATTAGATCCTTAACAGGTTCAAGTTGTTACGGTGAGTTTGGACTAGTTGCTGAAGGATCAGATCCTAACGAGATCCCAGATGCGATTGCTCTTGGACAAGACATGGTGCAGCCGGCTAAAACATTTACAGCAAATGTTATTTTAGAATTAACATCTCCTGTGATATTAGAAGAAGGTGAAATCATTGAACAAAATATAACAGGTGCAACAGGTGTAGTTTCAAAGTCTACTAGTCAACTAGGAGATAGCGTTGCTTCACCGTCGGGTGACAGAGTTATATACCTAACAAATACTTCAGGAGCGTTTGACACAACAAACGAACTCGTAGTCACTGGACCTATTACAGGAGATTCTACAGTTAATGCGTTGGGTGCCAGCAGCGTACCAATTAGAGTTGACAGTACAGGATATTCAAATGAAAAACTAAACTTGTTTATGTTTGCTTACGACTTTAAAGATATACCTAGCAATAGATCAGAATTTGATATATATCATCCTGGTATACCAGCATTTGCTCGTTACGAAGTGGCAAACGTAGCTCCTACAGAAGCTCATCTAGGGAGAATGCGCTACCTTGGCTCAGAAATTCCATTTAAATCTCAGACAATAGATAACTTGACAGCAACTGGTGTCACATTCACTGCATATAAAACAATAAGAAACGGTTATTCGATAGAAGTAAATAGTGGCGGTAGTAATTATACTGTTGGCGATACAATGGTCGTAGATGGACTAGAGCTGGGCGGCGGAACTATTGAAAATGATGCATTTATAACGATTACCGAAATTGACGGCGGCGTAGTTACAGCAGCATCTATTACAGGATCTCCATTTTTAGATGGTAATAGCCCAATGTATGATGGTACTGTGTATAAACTTAATTTTTCAACAAGTGATAGTCAATTTAGCACAGACGGCCTGCTAGACGATGTACCATTTGGCGAAGCCATAAACTATAGACGTAACCAAACACATATTATTAGAGATTTTGCAAGACCGGATGTTTTAACAATTCGTCCATCTACTGCGGTTATTTTTAAAGAAAACCCAGACTTTGTATATAGGTCAATTAGCTTTTTAACTTCGGATAGTATAGGTAATGAGCTAGAAAGTGACGAATTGCAATCTGGGTTTGATGCAACATATGATTATATAAGATTATCGATCGATAGCGCAAAAGCTCAGGAAACACAGTTAAGCAGTGGGGGCACAACAAAAGGAGGAACAGCAGGTGACGTTGTTCTTGCTTTGCAACCTACGCTTGATGAAAATGAAGTTTCTAGATTGAATAACAACTTAAAAACTGATATTGCAAATAGACCTGTAGGCTGGACTGCAAGCACATTAACAGAAGCACCAATAATTACATGGGGCGGAAAAACTTTCTATGTATATAATGCTCGTGGTGTCGATAACACTGATGCAATTGTTCCGATTGCAGAAGATAATGAATACGTTATTGTAGATTTAGAAGTTATAGACAGCATTAACTTAAATGACTATGCGAATCCAGGAGGCTTAGAAGTAGGATTATCTGCTCCTGTGGTCTTAGGCTCAGAGCGAGTAATTATTAGAGCGGGACTACAAGCAGGCGCAGAAGGTTCTGTTACTGTAAATATCTCAACGTGTCGTGCTACGTCACATGACTTCCTAGATGTAGGCTCAGGTGGATTTAATGAATCAAATTATCCAACTGTTATTTTTGGTGAGCCTGCAACAAAAGACCAAGCTAAAGAAGTTGATGAACGTGGCAAAGGTCGTGTGTTCTATGTGAGTACAGATCAAAATGGTATCTTTAGAGTTGGTAGATTCTTTAGTGTAGACCAGGGTACTGGTACAGTTACATTTAGTGCATCACTTGCACTTAGTGATGTTGATGGACTAGGCTTTAAACGTGGTGTTGTTATTACTGAATTTAGTACAGACACAGCGATGACTGATAATGCATCAGATACTGTGCCAACAGAACTTGCTGTACGTGGCTATGTAAACAGACGCTTAGGCTACGATGTAAATGGTACTCCTGTTTCTAACAAACTAGGGCCAGGTGTGCTTGCTCCTAACGGTGCTGTTCCTATGACAGATGATTTGAATGCAGCTGGCAATACAATTACTAATTTGAAAGTACCTAATTCAGATTCTGATGCTGCAACAAAAGCATATGTCGATTCAGGCACAGATACCGGCGACGAAATTAAAGATTTAAGAAGTGTGCAATATCAAAGCTTTGACGAAAATCAATTATTAGTTTCTACAGAATATAAGAAATTATTTATTATTTCGGGTTCTATTGTAGGAGGACCGTTTGAACGCGGAGACACAATTACAGGAACTGTATCAGGGGCTACAGGATTAATAGTTGACCTACAAGTAATTACTGGATACGAAGGAGATCTAATAGAAATAACATATTCTCCAACAACCGGAGTGTTTAGTGACGGTAAACCAGTAGGTATTTCGGGTAATGCTGATGTTGTATTAGGCGATGTAAGTGGCGCCCAAGGACTTGTAGTTGATGGTCCTGTAGACGAATGGGCAAACGGTGTCATTAATGCTGCTAGTGATATAGATATTACTACTAACAAAGAAGTTACACTAGACGGCGGTGGCGTGGTAACAGACAGATTTACAACTATTAATTTCCAAATTAAATCTAATAGTATTGTTAATTCAGATGTTAGTCCTACAGCTAATATTGCGCAATCAAAACTAAGTTTAAATGCTGCAAGTACTGCACCTAGCTCTGCTGGTATTACACAAAACGATTTAGGATCAGCAGTATTTGACGAAGAAATATTTACAACTGTAGGTGGTTTTGTTTCAGTTGCAAATGGACAATTACCTTTACAAAAAATACAACGTATAAATGACGGAACCGTGTTAGGTAATTATGCAGGCGATAGTTCAGATAATGATATAGACCAAATCCCATTTAGTACTGTTATTTCAGAAGGTGGCGGCCTAAACGATACTGATTTTGCTGCTGAATTATCAGCATTATCTGATCCTGGCCAAGTATTGATTAAAACAGGTGAAGGTACATACAGCACTTCAAATGTAAGTATTTCAGGCGAAATCAATTCTATTGTAAAAACAAACGCTGACGGTAGTGTACAAGTAAACTCACTTATACTCGGTGGCGATCCAAGTTATGAAATACTATCACTTGACGGAACAACTGTAATTATGAAAACTCCTTCACAGGGAGAAATTATGAGAGCAGCTGGCGGCGCACCTGCTGTAGGTGTTCCTGCAGATCCAGGATATGTTCCCCCTACGTTTCCAAATTTAGAAATAGCAGGTAGTGTAAATATATCTGCAACAGGAGTATCAGAAAGTACTCTACAAGGGTTATCTAACTTTAACGGTGAAAAAGTCTTAGCGGTAGACTGGATTTATTCAAGCTTTATCGAAGCTCCGGGAGAGAAGGGTGCAGCAAGTACAGGTATCGGTATAGGCGCTAACACCGGTGTATCAACAACAGGAAAAATTGCAATTGTTACAGCAGACTCGGCAACAAATTCAAGTGTTGTACCTGCGCTGTTTAGTTCATCAGGTATGCTACCTGATACAACTAATTCATATGATATCGGAAGTGCATCACAAAAATATGCAAATGTTTATGCAACAACCTTCCATGGTACTGCAACAGAAGCTTACTACGCTGACTTGGCAGAAAACTATTTAGGTGACACAAACTATGAACCGGGTACAGTACTTGTATTTGGAGGAGATGTAGAGGTTACAGAATGTACAGCAAAAGGACAGACAAGTGTAGCAGGTGTTGTAACAACAAATCCAGCACACTTAATGAACAGCGCATTAGAAGGTGATAATGTTGTAGGACTAGCATTGCAAGGTAGAGTGCCTTGTAAAGTTATTGGCAAGGTTGCTAAAGGTGACATGCTTGTCACAAGTGCTGTACCAGGTTATGCTATTGTTAATAATGCACCAGGTGTTGGACAAGTTATTGGTAAGGCAGTTGGGACTAAAGATGATAGCGAACGCGGCACAGTTGAAGTTGTAGTAGGGAAGCACTAATGGAAAACAAAAACGTAGATAGACTTGTAAAAAACGGAGCAAAGGCTTCTGTAGACAATAAAAACCCGCAGCCGCGACGTGTAATTGCAACTGCTGGAAAATTAAGAGTACAACTAGGAGCACCAAATGGCGCAAAAAATAATTGATTTAGGAACAAGTCCTAACAAAGGTGATGGCGATCCTTTGCGTACAGCTTTCACAAAAATCAACGACAACTTCACAGAGTTGTATACAGGATCTCCAATAGTACCACAAGATCTAAGAGGTAGTGTATTTGGTGACGATAGTACTTTACTTGTAGACGGCGTTAACAGTTCAATTCCAAAAGCAAATATTGAAGATAGTACAAACTGGGACACAGCATTTGGCTGGGGCAATCATAGCACAGCAGGATATCTAACAAGTTATACAGTTACAGAATCAGATGTTACAACGCATCAAACAGCACTTAGTATTACAGAATCACAAATTACAGATTTAGCACACTATGACGATACTGCACTTGCAACCCGTGTTAGTACATTAGAAAATGCAGGATATATTACTAGTGAAACAGATAGCCAAGAACTAACATTAGTTGGTACAGACTTATCAATATCAAGTGGCAACACTGTTGACCTAAGTGGGTTTTTAACAAGTGTTCCAGCACAAACGTTTGCTAGTCTAACAGGAACACCAACTACACTTGCTGGTTATGGAATAACAGATGCTATGGTGTCTGGTGCAGCATATGATGGTGACATTACAGGTAGTGTGTTTGGTGATGATAGTACATTACTAGTAGACGCAGTTAACAACAAGATTGTTGGTCCAGTAGATACAGCAAGTGTAGATGCAGTAAGTTTAAGAACAAGTGCGACAAGTATAGCACTTGGGT